TTAGGGATTGTTCTTTGGGATCTTAACCTAATCGTATCACCGTTAATATCAAGAATTTGTGCAGGACTGTCAGTATTGATCCCGATCTTATCTGCGCTGCCATCGACAAATAACATGTGTGTTTGGTTGTTTGATTCAACTCGGAAGTCTACCAACGATTCAGATTGTTGATTAACTACCACCTCTGGGACAGCTCCATCTAATCGTAACCCTTCTCTCACTACCCCTTGATCGTTAACTTTAAAAACAATGTGCTTGTTCGTTGTTTTGTTTTCAATTAAGATATTATCAGAAGAGTTGATACCGATTTCTGCTTTTTCAGTAACACCATCAGCAAAAAAGATTGTTGATTGTGTTCCGTCCAGTTTCATACTGCCGCCCACATGCAAAGCCTTGTCGGGGGTACCTACTCCGTTGATTCCTAGTCTGTTTGTATCAGCATCAAACTTCATTCCGGGGTTTCCTTGACCAGAGCCGTTACCCTTAACAACAAAATCTATGTTGTTGCTTCCATCATTGATGGTAACCTCATGGGGCGCAGAACCTTTTTCCTCCATAGTAACCATCGCTTTGCCGCCGGCCTTGAGGATCAACTTATCATCAGAAAAATTGATGAAAGTATTGGCATCCCCGTTATGATAGATGTATTGATCAACCCCAATGTTTCCGGCTACATCAAGTGTATAGTCTGGTGTCGCTGTGCCGACTCCAACCATAGAACCAGACACGACCAACATACTGCTACCATTAGTTACTAGTCCAATGTAGTCCTCTTCAAAATCAATTTTGGTGTTTGCTTGCGCGTCAACTTCGGCGGTTATGTCGTCAAAAGTTCTCTCGCCTAATGAAAATTTATAACTCATATTTTAATTCCTAAAGTGGTAGATAATAGTTTGAGGCAATACAATTAATGTTGCAGTCGGCGGCGGGGAAGCTGTCAACTATTTTAGTCCAGTTAGCGCCGTTGTCTGTGCTTTCAAAAATTTCACCTTCTTCACATGTTACAAGCCATGTGCCACCGCCATCAGTCGCAATATCTCGCGCTGCTTTAACTGCGAGACCAACAACCGTGTTGTTGCTAGTATTAGTTCCATTTACATCTACGAATCCAACACCCGTCCTATCTGGGCTGATAAAAACTACGCGGCCGGCGCTATTGGCTGCTAATCTTACATTTTCAATCTGACCTGCGGTACCGGGTTCTTGAATTCCATTAAAGTTAATTTCGTTACTCCAAGTTGTTAGGTCACTATCAGCAGCAGAGCGAAGATATACTTCATTATCATCGTCTCTATCATAAACCACAACGTAGCTATTGTTTGTGTAAATAACACCTAAAAACTTTGAAACATTGCTGATGCCGTGAGATATTTCTGTGAAGGTGGCACCATTGTTTGTGCTCTTAAACAACCTAGAACTCTGAGCCATTACCCACTCTCCGCTGCCATTAGCGGTCATACCTATAACATCTCCAGAACCCCATGTTCCCGGCAAGTCACTTGCTCCTGTGGTAAGCTCTGTCCAGTTAGCGGCACCGTCAGTGCTACGGAACACCTTTCCAGAATTTGAGCCAGCTAGCCATACTCCAGAGGTAGAACTTGTTGAGTCCTCTGACCAAAGAATTCTTTGGATAGTGTTACTATTATTAGCCACACCGACAAGGGATACTTCTGTCCATGTGTTGCCATCAGTAATATCTTCCCCACTAACAGCTAATTCGTGTGTATTGTTAGGACTGGTCATTTTTTGACCAATCACGAAGATGCCGTTACCCGCAGCGTTCTTTCCAACTGCCGCTACAAATGTGGCGTTTCTGTTCGATGTAACATAGTCAGCAGAAGTCCAACTAGTTCTGTCTGAATTTGATGCATACGCATATCTACCGGGGCCATTAGTTCCATTGGCAAAGGCAATAAGCCAGTCTGGTTGATTATCGGCTTCTTCGGCTGCGGGTGGGTTATATCCTCTAACCATAAACTTATAAGTCATAACTTATCCTCCGTCATATATAGTCTGTTCACCATCTTCAAAGGTGATAATTGTTTTATTTGTTGGGTGGGGTTTTATGTGTATTTTTAAAAAGTCGTCGAAAGCATCAAAGAACGCAATTGAACCTCTAGGTGCTGGCGTTAACCAGTGGATAACAGTATGCCCTGTGGCAAACGTCGCTCCTTCAATAACAACACCTTCACCGGACACTCCGCTTTCATCATGTTGCCTACACACAGTGAACGTTCTAATTCCTTGGGGGGCGCGATTTGTTGGCTTTTTTGGTTTCAAATCCGCCAAATCAGCCGAAACTAATTCAGCAACGTCATCATGTTCATCGTTATCAGTCATTATCTTTAATCTCAGGTTGTTGATCATCGCTCGCCTCATAAAGATTATTACATATTCTACCTACATTTTTAAGCTCTGACTTTAATAATTTAACCTGTTCTTCAAGTTTACCTATTTTTTCTAACAACAAATCAAACGATACATTATTTATTTTTGTTTTCATTATTCTGCCTCCGTGATTAGTTTAGTCCAATCAATTTTAAAAGATGGTACCACTAATACAACATTATTTAATACCTGTACACCAAACTCAGTAGCACCTACATCGATAGCTATAACATATCCTATAAATCTTCCTTTAGAATCAAAAACACCAGAGCCTGATGAACCCTCCCAAGCGTAGGAGTCTAGATATATAAAGTTGGTACCATTCGCACCCGTAACATGTCCGCCGATAGACAAAGGCCCTATGTTATTTGGATAGCCTGTGTATATGACCTTGCTGTGTAAGCCAAAGGCGTGGCGCCATTGTTGCCTTTTTGGTAAATCTCTCGGCATTTTAACCGCAACTCTATTTGGTATTGGCTCAACTTGTATGACGGCGTAATCTATCGCATCATTTTTTTCTATGATTTTAACGCAATCGTATAACTCATCGGCATAAACTACCTTTGTAAACTCACAGGGCCCTGCTAACCCGTGGGCGACCGTGACTACAAAATAGCTTCCGTAAGATTTAATATATGTACCAGAAAATGTTGATACATGTCCTTCAATAGAATCAATGGATATTATTCTAACTGCGCTATCTCTAGATTTTTTAACTGCTTTCTTGTAAGAAACCGAGTGATATTTTGATACCTGTTCTTGACTATCGATTATAATTTTATCATTTACTGAATTGTCAACTAAGGCGCTGTAAAATGATAGACCTATCAAAAAGACTACGAGCCCCCAACTTAGGCCTCTGTAAAACAGTTTACGAAAAGTTTCTAAGAAAGAAATCATTAAACCTGCCTTTGGTAGCTAAAGAAAACGGGCACCTCTTTAAGACCAGCACGTTTAGCAAACCATACTATGTCCTCTCCACCAGTAATCTTCGCTCTCTTGTTTTTTCCTAGAGCCACATATACGGGAGCCGTTGGCCCGTTCTTAATGAATTGTTGATACATGCCGTCAAAAGCGTCCATGGGTGCTCTAAATTCTCTACCAAGGTAATCAAGAAGTTCTTCAACAGGATACATGACGTGATAACCCATCAAATTATTTGGTGCTATTTCGTCATACATTTTAACTCCACCCTCGGCCCAGTCTATCATTATATCTTCGATTGTCGCCCTTGGTGTATGCATCTTTGTGCCCATTGAGGCGCGGCCGCCCATGGCTCCCAGATTACCAACACCTCCACCAAAGTTTGCAATACCACCATATTCCATCAATTCTTCGCGCACTGTTCTAATTGTACCTCGCACGTTTGTACGATGCATCGAACTAATCCGCAAAATCCTCAAGCCCTTAATCTTCATCAAACCGGGAATCAAAATCTTATCACGATATTTAACACGGCCAATATTACCAATAAGTTCAAACTTAATTTCGTATGTTCCGACGTTAGATGTGCCAACGTCCCTAGTATCACCCACGGTTCGCACGGTAGTCACACCTTCAATCCCTCTAATCTCAGTCTGGACCTCTTGGACTTCACCCCCAAGGTCTTTAGAGATCGCAACATCTACTTTCATGCTGTATATTCTAAGATCATAGGTTTCATCTTTCTCGTTTAAAAGGCTATCGATTCTAAGTATCTGGCTTTCCATGCTTTCCTGTGCTGGTCTAGGCGCTCCCATCGTACCGCGGATAGGGTTTTCCCTGCGTGACGCCTTTTGTGAGTGGGACGCACCCATCTTATTAAGCTGCTGTTCTACTGCCGCGTTAAAACCCTCTGGCTTGCCAGCGTCATCGCCGTCAGTCTGAATTGGGTGATACGCTTGCGCAAACCTTTGTGCGACGATTGGACGCAGATAATGGAAATAAGCCACATACTTCTCAACCTCATCCATCTGCTCAAGGTTTTGGTTAATCCAGCTAGCAATCATGACCACCTTATTTGCTAATTCATTGGCTTCTGCACGACCAGCATACATACTATCAATACGCCTAATCATAGCAAGGGGCATGCGATTATCCATAATGTCTGCTTTGACTGATTCTGCGTATGCCACGTTGGAGGCCAGCGCATCGTTAATTGTTTTCATAGCCGCTCTATTCATCATCTCAGGGTTCTCGTTAAAGAAGTCCAGTATGTCTTGTGTAAGTTGGATCTGTGCGTCAGATGTATTAGAATTCATCTTAACCCTGTAGATCCATCCGATTGGCTGTGTCGGATATCTGCTGTTTTGTCCGATCGCGCTGTTGGTTCCTTGAATAACAAAGTGTGAGTCCTCTGCTAGTATAAGTCGTGCGGCTTTCGCAGCGTATTTAGGATCAAGTGTAAATCCCATTTTTTGTTGGCCGGGATTTTCTTGGCTAGCTGCGTACAAATTCTCTAGGTTTCTCGCCATGTTGCGGTTTAGATCGGGGTTCTCCAATCTAGGTGGATGTGTCCTAGACATTGTACCACCAAATACCTTGCCGTATATCTCGCCTATGTTCCTATCAAAAGGCAGTCCGTACATTTGCAACACCATTGGTATCTGACCACCATCGTTGATGATGTTCTTATCACCTGTCGCCCTCCAAGCAAAATCCAGTGCGCCTCCGCTACCTTGGGTTACGTCCCAATGTTCGAAGGTTTTATCAATCAATTCTCCGCGGGTTCTGTCGTATGCGTTCTTCTCCATGTACTCGCCATCAACCAACTCGGTTCTGATTGCTTCCATGTAATCTGGTATTGATTCTTCAAGGCGCGCAAGTTCCCGCACGATAAACTCAACTTCGGAGCCGGCGGCTTCTGCGTTATCGGCACTCTCAGTGGTGGTAGAACTGATACGGACACGCAAGTGTGCTGTCTTTGTTTCTTCTTCGCCAACATCGTCGTTGCGAACAAAGCCGGTGGTCATGATGACTTCGTATTCAACTTCAGCGTCCTCACCGGGCAATTCGTATCCGAGATCATCTAAGTCAATCTCCGATATAAAATCGCGGGCTTCTCTGTTATACGAATCGAAGGGGATAGAATCCAACATATCGTTAATGTCACCGGAGTCGGCTTCGTCTGCGCAGTAGTAGTTATTATCGCGCCTTACAATATCAGGCCAGCCTAAGTTAATATCAAAACTCATGTCGGTGCTGATGTAAATATAAGCATATTGTCCGTCACCGCCGAAGTCTTCAGGATCTTGTACTTCTACGTAGATACCTGTGTATTCTCCGTCGTGCTCCCTAGCCGCGTCTTGGGCTGCTTCTTCGATAGCACCAAGATCTAATGTGCCTTCAAAATCAACTTCAGGATTCTCGCGTTGAAGATAATCATTCATTTCTTGAAAGCCAGAGTAATCGCTTGAGTGTTCGCCAGTTTCTCTTACGTCATTGATCGGTGCGTTCTTGACGAACCAGTCAATATAATCCCAAAGTTCGTAATCGGGGGCATTGTTACCCTCACCTTTAATTTGATAGAGTATTCGGTCATTTTGAGCCCACGTCATTGTAACGAAGGAATCTGATGTGCCAAGTCTGCGTCGATCTGCTACCGACATGGCTTCTTCATCTTCGGGAGTCTTTGCTTTGCGGAGCGATACAAGCACACCACGCGAGTCATTACCGCAGTGTCCCATACGCTCTGCCTCAACAGCGCAGTTTGACTTATCAAGGTTATACCAATAATAGCCATCATCAAATTCGTGGATAATCTGATCGGGCTTTTCACCGCCCTTTATATCTGCTAGCGCAATCTCGGCCGCTTCTTTAATATCCTCTTCGTCTTTAATCATTTCATAGTTGGTGGGCTCATCATTCAACCAAGAGAATAACGTATCATAGTTATACCACCAACCTTTAAACTCGCGCATCATTGTGGCGGCGAGTTCTTCTTTTACTTTCTCGACCTTTTCTGATTCAACACCTGCTTTGCTTAGTGCCTTAACCGCTTTCATGAAAGGCTTTCGCCATTGACCTGCTGGCTTTGTTAAGGTGTTGCGTATATTATCAACCACGAAAACAATGCGCTTGTTTTGCTCAATCATTTCGTCGTTGTATTCCTTGCGTACAACAGGCTTGCCACCAACACCGCCAACATAATACGGAGTCATTGTTCTAGCTCTGTACGCTGCGTTGCCGGCCGCGGATCTATCCTCGGGCTCGATGTACTGAATCTCGTCCTTGAAGGTTCTTTCCATGAAACCTCCCCAATTCTGTTGAGCGTAGGTTGTTCCGTTTTGATTCAACTCGTACTTCTTCCACATATTACCGGCATACATCTTAGCCTTCTCGGGTGCGTTCGGCATCGCTGCCTCAATAAAATCAACAACGCTCTCGGGCAAACCTATGTCTCGCAAGCCCTCTGTTAAAACTTCTTCGCGAAGATACTCGAACCAACTTCCTGTAGAAATATCCATTTATTTAAACTCCAACACTATAAATAGTTGTTTTTATCAGTATCTACGCAAAAGCCTCAGTCTTTAGTAACTCTGCTGTATCTTCCCAAGTCTCTACCTCATAAGCGGCTCCATTTGGATGCTGACGGAGAGCTTGCGCTAAGGTGTGGTCGTTACCCGGCGCAGGGATTCTATCACCTACAAAGTGAATCTGGTTGTGCTCTAGTGCTTCAGCGAAATAACGAGGTATGACCTGCGATTTGTCGTTGCCTTTGTCGAAGATGTCGATACTGACAGCACCCCCGATAACAAAGTCAAGTTCGGGATACTTTTCGCTTAACTTTTTAACGATTCTCTTTCTCTCGCCAAAGTCACCCTCCCACTCTTTAAACTTTTGACGCTGCTCTGTTGTAGCATCTATGCCGACGATGGAGAAGTTCATCATACCGGGGCGTTTCTCCCAGTGTGTGCCTGTCTTGATTGGAAAATCTGATTTTGCTACGTAAGAGTTTAACGAACGTGTAAGGTTCTTGGCTCCGGTAAACTTGTTTTCGTAAACCTCAATCCACTCACTATATCCATTTTCGTTGATTTGGTCGCGGCGTTGATAAAAAACATTACCCATGCAGGAAAACACCCCATCAACCATATTCATAATTTGTAAACCAAGCTGATCTACTATCCTGATAAACGTACCACCCGATACTATGTAGACTTCCTTATCTTTTGCCCAACGGCTAAATTGTTTTTTGAATACCGGTGTAATTTTAGATTTAGCTGGCGTGAGTGTTCCATCCACATCAAACAAGTAAATATTGCTCATCTGTCGTAATCATCCGCGAGGCGAACCACGTCATCAAGATGCGGTGTTGATACTTCCATAAGTCTGACCATCTCTTTACCAGCACCAAACCTATGTACCTGATTTGGTTCAACGTGCAGCGTATGACCTATTTTGATTTTTTGTGGCGGACTGTCTTCATCAGTCCAGTTCAAAAGTGTCCCTTCTATAACATATATTGTTTCTTCTTTTAATTTGTGGTACTGTAGCGATAACCTCTGTTTAGGTTCAATATGTAGCATCTTAGCCACGTAGCCGTCAGTTTCAGCCCAAATATATTCAAAGCCCCAAGGCTTTTCTACGATCCTCATATTATCTCCAAAATAGTTGTACGCCCACGATGGCGAATGAAAGTGCAGCACAGATCATTGTTTTAGTTGTGAACATGCTTTCATGCAAAAAGTGCCATGTTAACAACGGAAAAGTCAAATAAGACATGGTGAATATCAAGAACCTAGGACCCCATACTTCACCCCATTCTTCATAACAAAGTTTAACACCATACCAAAAGCATATACCGGTGGGGATAGAGAATAACATTGCCGACAGTATCGGTTTATCCTTCCACCAATCCCAGACAAACTGAGCGTTAAGCTGAAACCACCCTAGCGTTTGCCCAAGTGCGAATAGAACACATGCTAAAAAAATCTTACTCATTAAAAGTTACTCACTATCAGATCTTCAGCTAACTCTGAGTTTTCGGTAACAAAACCAAGTTTGTTAATAAAAATTTTATTGGTGTCGTAAAACTTCTCAGCCTTTTGATCATACTTATGTACAATAATCATTTTATGTTTACCTTCTTTTAGATAGCTTTGTAATTTTTCATAGTCATAAGATGGAGCGGAGAGCGAGTGGGGGTTTTTTTGAATAATATAACTTTTTTTAAATTTTCCGATTGGAAGTAAAATAGTTTGCTCACTGGGTAGCTCTGAAAATCTTTTAATTAGATCCTCGTCTTGTAAATAGAATAACCTTAATTTCTTCGCAGCTTCTGCATGGGCTTGTAAAGTTCTCAAATTAAAAACAGAAAAATTATGTTTTGTTATACCAGAACCATATATTTGCCCATTCTCAGAGTACCTATTTAATAAATAATATATCGCCGCTCTATCATATGGATCATCAAAATTATCGTACCAGCTCTCTTTGTGGAATTGCACTTCACTGATGGATAAATTTTCATGAAAAAATTTAACTGCGGATATCACAGATTCAGGCGAATTAGCTAAACATTTCCAGAATTCATACACCCAATATCTGTTACTGTAAAACATTATATCATGCCCAGATTGGTAAAGATCCATCTCGATTGCTCCCGATGATAGACCAAAAGTTGAAATTCTTTTTGTGTTATCAATCTTTTCTCTAATAAAGCCGGCACTAACGAATTTATTTGGACATTTCAGTAGTATCTTCAGCATTTTGAGCCGTTCCAGTTGTGGGTATTTCAGGGGCAGTAAGTTTTGATAATTCATACTCTACATATGAACCAACAATACCGCTGACGTCGCTTAATGCGTGGTCAAGGCACGTCAAGTCGCGTCGTATGACATCTAGTTTTTTTAGAACATCTGCAGTCAGTAGCTTTTCACCCGCCTCATCGGGTAAATTAATATTTTCAAAAATAGTTTTAGCTTTCAAGTAGATTCTATCAATCTCGCTAGGCAGTTCTTCAAGGTCTATCGAATACTGTATGTTTACTCTTCTTAGCATTTTATCCTCTTATTAATTTTTTATTTTGGTTTAAAGATTTTTCAATAATATCAGGTGCACCGACCACAACAATTTCAGTGCCGGTGTGTCCGCGATTAATAGTTAACTTAGTGAACCTATGAGATTCACTTAAATTATCGGGCAGCGCACCTTGCTCCCTCAGTTGCTGCATTCTTGCTTCTTCGCGTATCATCACTACATGCTCTGGGTTTACAAACACCTCTCTCAAAGTATAATCCTGTTTTTTGCTGGTTAGCATATTATTCTGACATATCTCCGTTAGTCGAACTAGCATGCTGCCTCCATCGGGTAAACATCCCTTCTTTTCAGTTTCCATTCGTGACCGTTAGCATAAACTTGGTAGACAGCGTTGGTACCACTTAAATAGACACCCACGGTTGGTCGTTCGGTATACCGCAGTCTCATTCCCTTATCAGTTTCACACCATAGTTCAACGCCCTGTGGGATATGCACTAAATCTCCTTGGTTCATCATTCTGCCTCCGTTTGTATAATACCATAATTAGTTGTGATTAATGTCCCAGCACAGCTAGAGGCATTTTGCAGGGCTGTTTTAGTAACTTTCACTGGATCAATAATACCACTACTGATCATGTTAGTCAAGCTGTTATTTCTAAAATCCCAACCATTTCCGTGATCAGATGTTAAAACTTTATCAATTATTATATCTGGTGAAAGACCTGCGTTAAGGGCCATTTGTGTTATTGGCGCACGGCAAGCGTTTACCACGATAGTCACTCCATAGCTTTGATCTCCGTGCGGGTCAGAACCTGTGACCACAAGGTCTTGCGAAGCCCTGAGTAGGGCGGTACCGCCGCCACCAACAATGCCTTCGTCTTGAGCGGAACGAACAGCCTCTAGAGCATCTTCGACTCTGTGTTTCTTTTCAATCATTTCAACCTGAGTGGCGCCCCCAACTTTAATTACTGCAACACCTGAGACGAGTCTAACGATTCTGCCTTGCATAAGTTCTGCTAATTGCATATCATCGCAACTTTTAATATCATTTTTTAAAGATTCGATTCTCTTCTCGATTTGTTCAAAATCAGCATTACCTCCAACAAACGTAGTTGTATACTTGTTACCTTCGACACTTTTAGCAGAGCCTAAATGTTTGAGCTGTACTTCGTTAAGTTTGATTCCCGATTCTCTTGTGACGAAGAAAGCACCTACCGAGGCTGCGAGATCACTCATTGTATCCCTGCGTTCATTTCCGTAGAAAGGAGCTTTGATGGCTGCCACCTTTAACGTACCCCTCATAGCATTCATGATCAAGGCCGCTAGTGCCTGACCTTCAACCTCTTCGGCCACAATGATGAGAGGCCGGCCTTCTCTTGCAATCATTTCTAAAATAGGCAAAATGGGCTCAACAGCGTCAATTTTATAATCGGTCACAAGAATGAGAGGTTCATTATAAGACATAACAGAACGCCTTTCGTCAGTGATGAATGCAGATGCAGCAACACCAGCAGGCACCTTGAACCCCTCTTCAATGTCGATAGATGTATCAAGTGAACGTGATTCTTCAATTGTAATCGAGCCGTCTTGCCCCACCTTATCAATAGCCATAGCAACCAAGTCACCTATGGTTGAGTCGTTGTTAGCTGATATGGTTGCGATGTGTTTAATGTCATCGATGCTAGTGACTGGTGTTGATTGCTCTGATAGCTTGTTGCATATCTCCTTCACTGTATTAGTGATGCCTCGTTGAAGCTCAATAGGCGCAGCACCGGCAGCAATGTGCTTTTGTGATTCTTGTAAGATTGCTCTCGCAAGGATGGTTGATGTGGTTGTACCATCACCAGCAGTCTCGTTGGTTTCGATAGCTGCTTGTCTGGCTACCTGTACAGCAGCATTCTCGATTGGATCTTCCAAAGCTACAAAGTGTGCTACAGTCACTCCGTCTTTCGTAACGAAAGGCGCCTTTCCTTTCTCTTGTAGTAGGACATTCCTACCGCGTGGGCCAAGTGTGGATGCCACATTATCAGCTAGGACATTCACACCACTCATAATCTTTTGTTGTAGCGATTGATTGTTGTCGTATTCGCGACTCATTTACACCTCTAGGTTGTGTTTATTATAATCAATTTTATATAAAATGTCAAATGTTTTTTTACTCAATGTCCGGCTCTTTCTGACTAGCTTGCGCCTCTTCTGCGAGTGTCTTAACAATAGCCTTACCTTCGTCTTGCGCCTGCACATTGGCATTCATTGCGGTTGAACGACGATCAGCACTAAAGTATTTGCCGATGTTTTTGGTAAACTCTTCTGTCGTTTTTAAAAGGTTTACAAGACTTTCGCCCATAATCTCGATATAAATATCGGTGCATGCCTTAATATTTTCGTTGGTTAAATTAAGTTCACCATAATAGTCAACATCGGCAATGTTGGCAAGCTTTTCTGTAGCGGCGGCGCTGATTGACCATTGTTTACCGCCGGTGCCACCCTTGGCTTCCATAAGTTCGCGTTCGTGTTCCATCATAAGTTTCTCTCTTTCATGAAACTCTCCGAAGTAGGATTCAGCAAGTGGCGCAGTCTGTTCGGGCTGTTCGGGCTTATATTCAGCATAGCCAGCTTTGTATGTTCTCAACGCTGCACTGAGTGCTCTTTTTTGCTCTGGATCTTTGAGTTGGGGCGCATTTGCTTCAATCCAACTTTCAAAATCAGGCTCTTTGCCTGCGGCAGCATCAGCAAAACCTTGCTTGCGTGCAGCAATCCTTTCTGCTCTTGTTAATTCTCCGCCATATTGTCTCTGCTTTACAGCCGGATCTTTGGGATCACTGGCTTGAGCGTCAAAACTCGCATCGTCACCAACATTCTTTATGAACATACCTAAAGTCTGGTTGTATCCCGGGGTTCTCTTAAGAACATCACGCATCTTAAGTATTTCTTCTTTGCTACCATTCCAAACTTTAGCAAGTTCTTCGATTGCTTTGGCTTGATCTCCAAGCAGGCCTTCATTACCAGAAGCCAGCATAATCGGCACAAAGTTTCTACGATTGATAACAAATTCAAGCAACATCAGCTGTGTAACACTCCCGGCGTCATCGGAGTTTTTTCGACCAATCAGGTATTTGATATTGTCGACACCGGTTCCACCACGAATAAATAAGTAATCAACAAGGTTGGTGAAGCTTCCGTGAATAGGCGTCTTGGGGCTCAACAACTTGAGACTGACCGGCTCGCCGTCGCCAGCAACAAAGTCCTCAATCGGTAATGTTCCCCCAACACGACCAGCGATCTGCTTACCCCCTGTGACCGCAGCCATAAATCCCTCAAAAACAAAACCGGAGGATGACTCGCTATAGTCGTTGAGGCACGCCTGCAGTGATTCCAGAATCATCATCATGTTTAAGATGGTGTTGAATCTCTGGCCAGTGCCCTTTCGTTTGGCCCGCTGAGGATCAGCAAAACTATTAATGTGATCTATTCTTTCTTTAATGGTGCCTTTTCTAGTAATCGAGGCAAAAATTCTATCGATGTCTTTTCTTGATTGGCTGTCGGGATCGCCCCACGACTCATTGGGGGTCAATCTAGGCAGCGACAGACGCACACTAAAACCTTCTCGGGCTTGCTCTTGAACAATGAATGCGTTGCCTAGCACCTTGCTAACATCCTCTATCATTTGCTCTAGTTCAGTGAGTGGCGAGATCGTTTCGTCTTTCTCTCTCACTTCAATAAACATATCTTTAATATAATCAGACACCTACAATCTCCTTAAATAATTATGTCCGCGATTCCCAATTCGACCGCTTCTTCTGCTGACAAGTATACATTGACCTTGCGCTCAAGAAGTTTCTTTAAATCTTTCTTGGTCATGTTAGTCTCAGCTACTAAGGCGTCGATATAGTCTTTTTGAATTTGCTGCATCGCTTCCATCTCGTTTGCGAGATTCGGAAGTGAACCGTGACTGCCGCCAATGACCGAGTGTATCATCACTCGACAATATTTGCCAATCTTTCTTTTGCCCTTGGTGCCGGCAGCGAGGATGAGGACACCAGCAGACATCACTTTGCCCATTCCTACTGTATGTATCTCTGTGGATTCTCTCACTTGCCGCATAACATCGTACAGGGCGAACATATCATCGGCCGAGCCGCCATACGTACACACATAAAACCCAATCGGTTTTTCTTCCTTGCGAACTTTGTTGACTTCATCCAAGTACAACAGGGCGTGAACTAATTCCGCTACCTTCTCATCCATGACTTCCGTGAACAACCCAATCAATCTAAGATCGGGCTCCTGTGGCGGTGCGCCAAGCAGTTCTTGAATTATTTGTTCCTGCTCTTCAGCCGAAAGCGGCTCTATTTGTTTTTGTTCTGTAGACGACAAGCTCTCTACAAGTTTTTTAATTTTATCAATTACCATCGTGATTCCAAAAGTTAAATGCTTCTTGTTTTTTATTCTTGAGAAAGTTTATCGATGAATCCCAATCGTCAAATTCTAAACTGTCCCTGTAAAATTTAGGATGCATATTAATTAGGTAATTTATTGAATTATCCTTTAAAATAGATATTTCAGAGTCTATATTTTCATTAATCTCGTTGCAGACCGTGGACATTTCTTTTACACTTTTTTGTATAGCGGTTGAAAATAATTTAATATTAATTAATTTTTGAATAATTTTTAACATTATAGAGAGATATATTATTTGAGAATAAACCAATATTCTCAAACTAATCCTGCTAGCACGTACAAAATAAAAAGTCCTACAAGTCAAATATCCAAATATGAATACTAAAGTATACATCCACCACGGGTCCATTACTCTCTCCAAAAAAATAACCACTACTATGAGTGGTTATTATATCATCACAGGGTAATTTTGTCAATTACTTGGATGTGATTTTTTGAAGAATTCTTTCTGCAAGTTCTTCAACCATTTTTTCTTTGGTCTGCTTGACTTGAAGACGAGCAGCTACTCGACGAGCAACTTCATTAACAACTGCTTCCTCATCATCTGCTTCCATCATCGGCTCTTCTTCGGGAGCCATTGCGTCGGCGTCGTCACCCATGTCGCCCATATCATCAGCTGCCTCTTCGTCATCCATGTCGACTTCAACTTCGTCGCCGAGAACATCTTCAAGGGCGCGCTCTAGAGCACCCATGAAATCATCAACAGAGACCATCTGACCGCCGGCATCGGGGCCGTCCATGTCCATCTCGGCGTCACCCATTTCGTCTTCGGCTGCGTCCATATCGTCCATTGCGTCCATTTCGTCCTCTTCTTCTCTCATGGGGTCGCGCATGCCGGGCTCATCATCGTCATCACGCATACCGGGCTCATCACGCATACCGGGCTCATCACGCATGCCGGGTTCTTCATCGCGCATTCCGGGCTCGTCATCGTCGCGCATGCCGGGGCGCATACCACCCTCATCCATCTCTTCATCATCGCGCTTAGCGTGATACATCTCTTTGAGCTTGGCATCACCTACTGGGCCAATGTTAGCTAGTTTAAGAAACTGACGTACTTCAGCTTCAGTAAGTAAAGTTTTACGGGACATTTAAATTTCTCTCCTTAATTTATGAAATTAAATTCTAGTATAAATAGTGCGCATTTTTTGATTAACCCATATCTTTAAAAGAAAATAGGTCAGTGTTTTTTATTTTCTTGAGAGCCGCACTTTCAATTTGTTTAACTCTCGCAAATGATATTCGTAGTCTATCTCCAACTTCACGTAAGGTCATTCGGCCATTTTTATGGATTGATATAAGACTACAATTATATTCATCCTCATAATGTATAAAGTGCTTGCATTGTACTTGGGGGCACTTTTTCTGCTTCCTCAAGCATTCCCTGCTACACGGTAGTAATCCATCACCTCTCATAATTCTGGGAACTCCCCAGATATTAAATCAAATATATTATCTACTTGATCCTCTGATAAGCCCAAATCGTGAACTACTTGTTTTCCAGCTTCTCTAAGTTTAGTATTTTTTTGTTTTTTATTTTTAGACAAACTACTGGAGTTGATCACATAGCTTCTAATTCTATCATCATCGGATAAGTAACCGGTAATAATAGACCTGAAGAATTTAGCCTGCGTCATACCATCATCTTTTAACTTTAATGTTAGTTGAGCGTGGCGATGATCTGTATCAGTAAAAATTATTCTCTTGTTATTTTTACCATAATTTATATTTTCAGACATTTTACCAGACCCTATTAAGGATATGAGTTTTACTTTCCCCTAGTCCTGAACTAGTTTGTATGATAAACTCAGCACATGCTTGCAGTTCTGGTATACTCCGAGCGCCGCTATATGAAAGACCTGAGCGCAATCCTCTTTCTATGTCTTCAAGTAGTCTTTTAACACTGCCCCTATAGGGTACTCTAGCAGATACACCTTCGTGAGAAGAATACCTGCCCCTCCAATTTACTTGAGCCTCTTTGCTAGCCATGCCTCGATAGTTTTTCCACCTAGTACCATCACTTTCTTCTATAATTTTACCCGGTGTCTCATCAGTTCCAGAAAAAACAGAGCCACACATAACTGCGTCGGCGCCGGCGGCGAGCGCTTTCACCATGTCACCAGAATTCTTAATCCCCCCATCAGCAATGATCGCTACATTCCGATCTGTTTTAGCACATTCAAAAATAGTTTCTAGTCCCGGCATGCCGTGTCCTGTTTGAATACGCGTTGAACATATAGAACCGCCACCTATATTGCAGCGAACACTATCGGCGCCCCAGTCTGCAAGGTCGTTTACTCCTTTTAAAGTTGCAACGTTCCCAGCCATAATGTGAAAGTCTGGGCCTAGTTCTTCTCTTAAAGCGGATAGGGCCTCTTTCATAAGTATATGATGACCATGGGCAACATCAACACAAATAAAACTAGCGCCGGACTGTCTAGCCAATTTTGCTCGGAGTAGAAAATCATCTGAAATTCCTACGGCGGCGCCAACGTTGATATCTTTACCTAAATCGCGTGACAAACTAATCATTTTTGATTGTTCTTGGACTGTGTTATACCTGTGAATTATAGCTGACCCGCCGAATTTACCAATTGCGGTGGCCATGGGAGCTTCAGATATAGTGTCCATCGGCGAAGACAGTATAGGAGTAGACAATCTTAACCCATTTCCTAGATCGGCATCTAAAGATACCTCTGACCTAGATTTTATGTCTGAATACTGAGGCACCAACAACACATCGTCGTATGATAAGGTTTTATTCACAGTGCCTCCCTATTGAGAAAATTACAGATGTCGCTTGTCTTATACCAAGTTTTATCATTCGGGCTCTCGGGCTCTGGTAAAAGCCTCAATTTTGGCCGGCGATTTCCTATGTTAGCATGTACTACAAAAATACTTGGTACACCTTTAAAATTAAGTTTATCTTCAATATCAGGATAATCATCTATATTATAAGCAAAAAATTGTAAATCTTTATATTCATCTCTATCCGAAATGTCGACGTAATAGTCTCTCAAGCTGTGACATAAGTGACAGCTATTTGAATAAAACTTTAAAACAAAAGTTACATTTTCTTTAATTTCTCCGCGCAGCAAGCTGTCAAGTGCTTCTCGGGATATTCTGGTCACGGCCATCTATTACCTCCTTAGCTGTGTTCATACAATCTGGACAAAATAGTCTAACAATTTCTTGCTTAACGACCACTGACCATGATTCTACCATTTGTTTGTTCTTTTTGTCAAACTCTTTCTTGCATAAATCACATTGTTCCGGCATTTTTCCAAACTGGGCTACCTGTTGGGACATTTTTTCCTGTGATTTTGCTCCGACATGTTTTTTCATTGCCCTGCGTTGTTGCCGGTTCATCGATTCATTGCTCCAATTATTTGTCGTTGGTTACACCCATCAAATACCACAACCGCTGACGGGAACGGTGCTGAGTTTTCGCTATCACCAAACTTCAGCCTACCTTTAACAAAGTGTATCTCGTCGGCTTTCATAACATATTGATGCCAGTATTTAGTATCAGTTCTAGCGGGGATCAGCATCACCACTTTTGTATTGTCTTTGCGAGATTCTTCGTAAGCCTTTTTAATCCACTTATCGATACCTCGCCCATACGGAGGATTTACAAAGCTTGTAAATCCCTCCCAGCTCTGCGAAAGACCGTCATCACCTTCGGTGAAAAACTTTGTGCATTTCGCATTTTCTAAATCAGCGCACGGGTCTAGGTTAAATGGCCCGAAACGCCAATCCAGTTTATCATAAAATTCTTGTGGTGTGGCCCATTGTCCTGTTTTGGACGAGAACATTACCACCTGTGTTTGTTTGTTCATTTAATTTCCTTTTTAATAGTTTATAGTTTGCAGTGTGGGAATTTTTACTAGCATTTCAGCCACTTTGTCTTGTTGGACTTTGAATACTGCCTGTGACGACTTGTTTGCATTACTCTTCCCTAAGAGTGCTTTTACGCCGTTGTTCAACACCAACCGGCCACGAAGACCAAAATCATATTCGTTGCCTTGCGAATCATTAAATACAATCCTCGCAGATGTTTTGCCTCTCCCCCATTTGAACACAGGTGTGTACCGACAAATTGCATTATACAACGGAGTGTCTTTGAAATTATAAGCGTAATCTGTTTTTGTAGTTGTGTCCGTGACAATGATAGTCATGTCTTTGTTTTTATCGGCAACATGCTCCTTCAAAATTTGCTTAAGCATGTCTCCACTCATTTCTTTCATCATATTATGGCTGGCGTCCGTAAAAGTTTTTCTAGCCTTGCTAACACTAGACTCAGAATTTTTCAAAGACGACACGATATTTTTTAAAGGATTAAAAAAGCTGTTCTGATTAATCACTCTGCTCGTGTTAATATAGTCGAACGAGCCAGTGTAGATGCTTTTCTTGCGCTTAGCTGAAATCATCTTTGTTGTGTGCAAATCAGACACTTCAATGTCTTGTTTATATTGGGTACCACCGCGATGACGAACCTCAAACTCAGACAGCAGGTCTGGAAACAAAGCCGCCGCGAGGCCCCCTAAAAGTCTCGTCCCTAAATTAACTTCGTTAGCAATACCCTCTTCGTGTACTGAGCCATCTGTTTTCCAAGCCATTATGTTTCTTCCTTTACTCTTTTTTTGCAAATTTGTATTGCATCTGGGTTTTTATCAATGAGAATAAATTCTCTGTTTAATTGTGAAGCAGCAACCCCTGTGGTTCCAGAGCCCGCTACTGGATCTAGTATAACATCGCCCTCGTCAGTAGTCAACTGAATTATTCTTTTTAATAAAGAAATTGGCTTCTGAGTTGGGTATAGTCTAGACTCGGTGCCTTGAGCTAGGGAGTGTAAATCGTCCCATAGATCTGTACAAGGCTTGCCGTTTGATTCGTGCTTATAAATCTTTTTGTATGGGTTGGCGCCGACTTTGGTGGGGAAATGCACGCGATCATCATCAACAAGTTTTAATAAATCTTGTTTAGAAAGTCGCCAACCGTTTGCCGGCTTATATGTAACGCCGTTGTGGGTTAGTGAATACAGCCTGTCTTTGTTCTTGGTCCGTTGCGTGGCTGTGTAAACAATGTGACCGAGAGCATAATTGCCTCTGCTATCTGTATTCTTGTAAGAATTTTTAGCGTAATATTCATCTAGTGGCTGGTACACTATATTGAACTTTGGTTTCTTAACTTTGGAACACCACAGGATCACATCAATCGTTGACCCAAGTTTTGTCTTAACATTATTTTTTGAGCGAGAGCGTTTCCAAAATATGGGCTGCACTCTCTTAAAATGTTTCTCGCAAATAACCAATGGGATGGTCATCTGATCTGCCGATATGTGGAAGAACAATGAGCCATCTTTTTTTAGTAACCGCTTACACTCTACTACAATCGGTTCAACTAGCTTTGCGTATTCAGAACCACTGCTAAACACGTCATCAAACCCAAGCTGGCTGTCTGGGTTTAGCCTGTACTTTGCATCGGAGTTAAACGGTGGGTCCATGTAAACACAGTCAACAGACCCATCGCTCAACTTCTTTAATGATTCACGACTATCACCCAAGATGTATCTGGGTACATCACCCATTGTCGGATTCACTTGAGATAATATCAAGGTTGTCGAGGATTGTGTCAATCTCAATTGTGCCTGTGTGCAATCGATATGCCTTTACCGCAGCGCGGATCTCGTCAAGATTAAGCCATCCGTTTTCCTTAAACTCAGATCGCAACTCCCGTCGTTGCTCTTTGTATGGCTCCATCGCATCTTCGATAGCTTTCAAAGAGCGGATATATTCTTTTACATATTGTCGTTTTTGTTTATCAGTCATTATACCTCCTAGTGACTACTCATAAAGTATAACATTGCGGAGGTCAGGAGTCAAGCCGAAAACGGAAAAGATGCCACATAAATTGTTTAATAACTTCGTCTTTTTGCTCATCTGTCTCGCATTCAGCAAATTTGTAATTGTATGTTGTCTTTGCTTTTAAAATAGTTTTCATCAATATGTCGCGTTCTTTGCTAAACCATTTTAGCTGCAGCGAAAAAAGTTCTGTTACGTGTATGTTATGCTTTTTCGCTATTTGAATTAGTTTAAAATAGTTTTTCTTATCTAAGGCAGATTTAGCCTCTGAAAAATCCCATGCTAATTTTCTTTTGTATTCGTCGTCGGCGGTATAGTTTTCTATTCTATCCGGGTGCAGGCGCATTGCTAATTTTTTAAACAGCTTGTTAAAATATTCATGTAGGTCTTTAAACCTTCCGAGTTCTTCCTTAGTTTCCTCAAACAATGGTTCGTCTTCAGGTGTATCAATTTTAATCATGGCGGCGGAGCCGGTGTATTCACTAATTGGAGTTTCTTTTACTTCTTCCGGCTCCACCCCATAAAGGTCAGAAATCCTATCTTTGTTTTCATCGTTAAGTTTGTTTATATCAATGTTATTGCGAGCACAAAATTCTCTGTAGTATACTTCAAAGTCTCCTGCTGCAGCCCCTATTATATCCTCTAATAGCTCAGATTCTTCGTGTAGATATTCTAGCTCATTCATTAACCGGCGATACTTAATTTTTGTGGTTTTGATCATATACTTTAAGTAGTATTACTTAAAGGTGATCTTGACCGACGTATCTATTTTAAGGTCAGGCACACGCAAATGATTAGCTAATTTATGCTTTTTACACTCTTTTGCATCTAAAAACCAATCGGCGTGACCTTTATCGTGAACAATATCAAGGAAGTAATTTTCATCTTGGCCGCAATTTTCAGCCATCATATGATAAATCTTTTGGTTTAAGCGGTCTGTTTCTTCAGCGCTGACTTTAACTTCCTCTACTTTACCCCAACTCATAGAACTAACGTCGTGAATCATAAGTGTTGCGTCTGAATCCATATATCTTTTACCCGGCGCGCCAAAGCTGAATAATATGGCTCCGCAGGACATTGCTTTCCCTTGTACGATTGTTGCGACAGGTATGGAAGAGTGTTGGATATCTGAAATCATTGACATTAGGCTGTACACCTGACCGCCATAACTGTCGATGATAACTGGTACAACTGGCTGTCCAGTGCTCTGCGCTTTGGACATTAATTCAGAAAAAGTCTTTGCTGCTGCTTCATCAAATTTGTTAACCCTGATGATCACAGGGAGTTCATCTCTAAGCTTCGCCTCTTTAAGAAGAGGACTAAATGTTTTAATTACGTTCATGTTTATCCTAATAGTTTGAATGTTTTGCCGACCGCGTAAGTCGAGAAGCCCCAGTTCTCATCATACTTAAGACGAGCCATGTATGGGCGGTTAAGATGTATAACATCTTTATGAGGCTTGATACCCCAGCATCGGATACGAGTCGACTCATTGTTTGAGTCAATAACCTCGACAATCCAATAATCTTTTCCGTTTTTGGTTTTCTTTGGTGTAATCTTACGAGGTATAAACCAACACACCTGCAGGCCTTCATCAAACTCAGAGATTGGCGGAATATACTTTTCTTGTAACTTCTCCACTGTTTCTGTGCTGATAACTAAGTTGATCGGGAACACTCCGGTCAGGTCAGTCTTGAACTGGATCACTTCTTCCTCGCTGAAGTCTCCTTCGGGTCTGAATAACTCAATGTTTTCTCCAAACTTCTTGAGGTTCTTGGGTCGTTCTACCACACAGGCAGACCAGAAATGCTTACGACCAGAGAAGCGATCATCCACGATGTTATCTAGTGCCCCACCTCGACACAGAGCATCAAGCGCCTTCTTGTTTAGTTTAGAATAAGATACATCTTCTCGGAACAATAGGTCCTCCGCGTTCATAAATGGCCGGTTCTCAAGAATCTGCTCGATGGCTGACATACCTAGGCCCTTGATTGACGTAAGTGGTTGGATAAGAGTTTTACCGTCCTCGCTGATCTCCCATACTGTTCCTGACTTATTAACATCAAGCGGTGCGATATCAAACCCAAACTTCTTTGCAATGTTGATTGCCTTTTCTTTCCGAGTCTCTGGTTCTTTATCCAAGAACGCAGCCATCCACTCAGCAGGATAGTAGTTCCAAAGCCAAGCGCACTGATATGATATAATCGAATACGATACAGCGTGTGACTTGTTGAATCCATAGCCGGAGAAAAACTCAAACTTGTCCCATAAGGATTGCGCTTCGTCCCTGTTAATCTTATTAGTTATACAGCCCTTAATAAATTTTTCGTGAAGCTTAGCCTTATAACTGTTCTTACCTGTCCCCTTCTTGGTCAGCACTTTGCGAAGCATGTTACCTTCGTCTAGCGTCAGACCACCAAGCTTGTGAGCGAGCAAAGCAATCTGCTCTTGGAAGATTAGGAACCCAAAAGTTTCTTCAGTGATCTCTCGCGCTTCTTCAGATAGATACTTGATGTAGTGTGGGCTTTCCTTGGCCTCCACATAGTCAGCATCGACGCCAGCAGACAGTGGGCCGGGACGGAAGATGGAAGTGATAGCGGACAAATCAATAATGTTGTTTGGCTTTACCTTCGTACAAAACTGTTGGGCTCCGTGTTCTGTAAACTGAAAGATACCAGCCCATTTGCCGGGGTGGAACACATTCCGATATACCTCTTGATCGTTCAAGTCTAGTATATCAGGGTGCAAATACTCTTCATAGTAATCTCGGATTTGTGCGAACGTTGGCTCTTCGACACCGTGATGGCGCTTCAGGATATGATAGATCGCACCCTCCATCATCTTTAGAGTAGAGAGGCCGAGCAAGTCGAACTTGATGAAACCCATCGGTTCAAGATGTCGGACGTTCTGGCCCTCAGCCCACGGAGCCTGACGGACACCGCCTGAGTTAATCAGAGGCATGCTCTTGTCTAGATCCTCTGCGATAACCACACCACCAGCATGTCTAGAGCATGAGCGAACCTGACCTACCAGACCCTCAACGTGCGTCTTGACTGCTGGGTGCTTCGCGAGATACTGCCTCAGTGTTGGCGAAAACTCCATGACCTCTTGCCATGTTGGTGCATATACTCCAGCTTTGATACCATGTTTCTGTTTGGCTAGTGGAGTTGCTTCGCGAATCATGATCGATGTGACAGTGTTAACTTCTGTGAAGGGAACATTGTATAGCTTGGAAATGTCTTTGATTAGAGATTTAAGCTGTAGTGTGTTCCAGTTCGAGATAGGCGCGACACAATCTTGACCCCACATCTCTACTAGCTTTTCCTTTAAAGCCATGCTATCGGACACATCGTAATCGATATCAGGATAGTCGGTAGCGTCTGACCGCAAGAATCGCGAGAACAGAAGCCCGTGCTTAATTGGGTCGACTTGTGTAATATTCAGAGCGTACGCAACTAAGGAGCCAGCCGCAGATCCCCGGCCGGGGCCCGGAAGCATCATGTTTGTGGCTACATCAACAATTGATTTCATAGTCAGGAAGTATTTAGAGAATCCGCGGTCATCAATTACATGTAGTTCGTGCCTAAGACGATCGGTGTACTCTTTATTTGTGTGAAGCCCCTTATCTTTGAGTCCTTCGAGTGCGTAGTTAACTAATGCTTGTGTAGCAGTGAATCCCGCAGGAACAACAAATTCGGGGAGGCGAACTGTATTGTCGGGCAGGAACGATTCAATGCGCTCGAAGGCGATCCTATACGTTTCCTCAATACTTTTCAAGACTACATTGTCGTCGTACTCGAACCCCGTGGATTTTGAGTATTCCTTGTAGCTTTCCCAGATCTGGTCACCATTTTTTGGATACAACTCATATCCAATTTCTTCCACTCCTTCGGGAAGCTCTGACTCATCTTCGGCCCAAGAAGGTCGTCCCTTACCAAGCCAACCAAGACGCTTGTAAAGCTCACGATCCTTCCAAGCGTCAGGGTTGGGGTAGTGGCTATCGGCTGTCGTGACCAGTCCAACGCCAAACTCTTCAGCAACTTGAATTACGTACTTGTTAAGTTCATGCTGCTCTTTAATATTGTTCCATTGTATCTCGGCATACCAGCGATCACCGAAAATGTCGACCATGCGACGTGTGGATTCGCGCATCGCATCCAATACTGCTTCATCCCCCTCTTCTCGGTTCTCCCAGTAGTTTCCGGCGTACACCCCACCAAGACAAGCAGAAGAAGCAATGATGCCTTCATTGTACTTCTCCAGTAGTGCATAGTCGATACGTGGATAACGATAAAAATTCTCCGGTTGGTATGATTCGGATACCAACTTAAATAGGTTGTTCAACCCAGTTTGGTTCTGTGCCAGCAGGACAAGGTGACGGCGGCGCTTAAGAATACCTTGAATCTTCTTACTATCGCCTTCGTCTTCTACCGTGGCCCCAGATTGAGCATCCTTCTTGATGGCTCGGGCGCGCTTCTTATCAGCCATCGCCTGCTCGTAAGCATCGCGCCAATCAGAGATAGAAGGCGTGAAATATGCCTCACATCCAAAGATAGGCTTAAACTCTTTGCCTTCTTCTTGCATTCTCTTAGCGTGCAATACTTGATAAGCTAGACCGTTCATATTTCCGTGGTCTGTAAGAGCCAAGGCGTCACACCCGTTCTCATAAGCAAAGTCCATGTGGTCTTGCGGGTAACCAATAGCATCAAAGATAGAGCCTGCTACTGAGTGAGCATGCAAGCCCACAAACTTAATTTTGGAATCCTTACGATTCATTTATCCCTCCGAATCATATGGTATTGTAACATGCTGACGCGGCCGTGTCAAGTCGTCTAAAGGCTTATCTAATAAATTATCTGAAGAAAGATAATCAACGTAGTTTTGCCAGTTACAGATATTATAATGCCACTCCAAATCAGCTGATTCGTGCGGCATTGTAACTAAAGGTTCGTAGATATCACTTAAAGTGAAGTGACGAGCGGACCACCTCTCTTGGAGCGGGAGCTTCTGGGATGGATACTGCTGGTCTGGTAAAGGGGGTAAATATCCCCTTGTTGTCTTTTTGTTTATCGCTCTTCGGCATAATTTAAAATCTTCTCCTGTCATTGTAAACGGCAAATATTTGTTGTCGGCAACACTTTGTCCGTTATACTTAAAAAATAAATTCTTGGTTTTGTCTCGAATCAATTTCCTATGTTTTCTTATAAAGTAGATATCAAAAACTCCAAACGGAAAGGAAATGTAATATTTTTCCGGTGTTAACCATTTTGAAATTTTGAGAGAGGTCATGTAGGCGGCGTGTATGCCTTCTAATATTGACCAACCATAGCTATCTCTTTTATCTTGATCCTTGGGCTTGATTCCGACATAATAAATAGGCACTTCTTTCCTAAGTTGCGAATAAAACTTTGATTCCATGTCCCGTTTGTAATAAACCGGGTCATAAACCCAATCACCTATAGTTTTTCTTATAATCGGAGCCATGTCGTCGTTGGCAACAATCCAGATAGTATTACACCCAGCCATAGCACACTCATGCACTGACTTTTGAATAAGATTAAAGCCATCAGCCACCGGTATCAGCAATTCAGGAAACGACACATTTAAGTCAGTCTCATAATTTGCTATTGGTATTATTCCGCTAAGGTGTAGAGACATGTAACGCTTCTAAAATTGTACTGCAGGGGTTGTCAGCATTCTGTAGAAGCCCGAACATGCTTTCTTCGCTGTTGGTTTTAATTTGGATATTAGTGCTTGTTGCTGTGATCTTGCCTCTGATGCGGCTAGTCTCGCGTCGGATGCTAGTTGTTCTAAAATCATAGTGCCTAGGTGTACCTTTCTTTGTGTATCCACTTTGCCTTCCTCTCATTCCATTGTCTTTCATAATCTTGAGAACTTTAAAACGAGCCATCGTTTCAGAGTAATCAAAATCTAATAGTTGCTTTCCTGTTAGTTTTGATACCGCACAAGCATCTCTAATAGGAGTATTTCCATCAATACGGTCGGAACCATAAAACCAAATCTTGCTGACAAAATTATCGCTTGTGTTGATAAAGTCGATATCATGTTTCCCTCCACTATTGAACGCAATATAATCATAACATATATAACTATCATCGTCAAGCTTCTTTTCACGAATAAATCCTTTAGCGTTATGGTCACCAAAATAATGACATGTATCAAATTTAATTTCACATATCTTTGAATATTCATTAGAGCATATAGCTTTCTCTCCATCAAATCTTATGTTTCGACACAAGTTTGATACTGGGACCAAGCCATTTAGAGATAGTGAAAAATACAATCTATCCCATAGTAGTTGTTTGGATGGACCTACGACAACACGTTCATTAAACGTTTTAAGGCTATGGTTATGTTCTGGTATTAGCAATGGGAAGATTCCGTGAGTTAGGTAATCAAAACGTCGGGGCATCTCAGCTTTAGTGAAAACCACAGGGAAATTGTGTATATAAGAGTACATTAATGCCGACAGAGTATTCCCTACTACAACATTTTCAAATTTCAACTTATCCTCTACTTTTGTTTATTTTTTAAACCATACGAATCATGACCGCCGTGTCTCCATGTTGGGTGCATGATGTGAGTTTTTTGATTATAATGACTCCATCCAAGGGCGTGACCTATCTCATGTTCTAATACTCTTTCTTTCATACCGTTTATGGGTAATATGAATATTTTGG